ACAGGGACTTCACAAAGACCGTGGAGTTTGCAAGGTCCTATGACGTCGAGGCCGTCTGGAACGCTCACTGGCTTCCGTTCCTACGAGACCAGTTGACCAAATGATTCCAGTCCTCGGGTTTGCAACTCTCTCCAAGTTCGACATGGCGCAACGCCTGCTCGACTCGATTGACTACCCAGTCGAACGCGTAGTCATTGTCGACAACTCGGGCAAGCGTGAGTTCGACCCTCGACCGAACCACAACATAAAGGACCTCTGGCTCATTCAAGTCCCCTACGGGTTAGGTGCGAACGGAGCTTGGAACCTCATAATCAAGTCAAACCCTCACGCGCCTTATTGGGTGATTCCGAACGACGACTCTTGGTTTGCACCGGGCGCACTCGAGACCATCGCAAACGACGTCGACACTCAGGCATTCAACTTCGTTGACGTAAACCCCAAGTGGTCATGCGTCATCCCGACTGAAACAAGCGTAGGGACCGCAGGACTTTGGGACGAAATCTTTCACCCGGTTTACTATGACGACGATGACTACGAGTGGCGTATGCGAGAGCTGGGCGTCAAGTTCCACACCATCGACGCACGAGTTCATCACGACAATTCTTCGACACTCAAGTCCGGCTACGAAGACCGCAACCAAAAAACCTTTGCACGCAACCGTTCCATGCTTACCAACAAGCGTGCCAGCAGAGACCTGAGCGAACGTGGCTGGTCTCTTGCAATAAGGAGAGAAAACTCATGGGACTAATCCTCTACACGGGTGGGACCTTTGACCTGCTACATCGAGGCCACGCCAGTTTCTTGAAGCGTTGCAGTGAGCTTGGTTCGGTAACCGTGTCACTAAACACGGACGAGTTCATAGCCGCCTACAAGGGTAAGCCTCCGGTCATGACCTACGCAGAGCGCGAGGAGATTCTCATGGCACTGCGCTACGTCGATAGGGTCATCCCGAACTTCGGAGGGGCAGACTCGAAGCCTGCCATCGAACTCATTCAGCCGGACATCATTGCCATTGGAACCGATTGGGCGCGACGTGACTACTACGCACAAATGCAATTTAGTCAAGACTGGCTGGACGAACGAGACATTTCTCTCATCTACATCCCCTACACCTCCGGGATAAGTTCGACAGAGGTCAAGGCTCGCCTAGCGATAGACTAGAAGCTGGAGGTTTTCATGGCAATCACTAACGGCTATTGCACCCTAGACGAGCTAAAGGCTTCTCTCAGAATCCCAGTTAGCGACACCCTTGACGATGACTTGCTCGAGCTAGCCGTTGAGTCGGCGTCTCGGGACATCGACCAAGCTTGTGAGCGCATTTTCTACTCGACAGCCGCAACCAGAATTTTCACCCCACGCGACGGACTCAATTGCGAGATTGACGACCTTGCTTCGGTCACGACAATCAAGACGTCCTCCGGGGCAGACGGAGTCTTTGACGTCACTTGGACTTCGACCGACTACCAGCTCATGCCACTAAACGGCATCGCTGGAGGAATGACCGTACCTTACGACCTCATCTATGCCGTCGGTGACTACACGTTCCCTATGAGCGGCCAAGAGGCGACGGTGCAGGTCAACGGCACTTGGGGATTCACCTCAGTACCGACTGCAATCAAGCAGGCAACGGTTCTCCTCTCGGCAAGAATCTTCAAGCGCAATGATTCCCCGGGTGGCGTTATGGGCTTCGGCGACCTCGGCATCATCCGAGTCGGCAGAATGGACCCAGACATCGACCGCCTAATCCAGCCTTACAAGAAGCTGAGGTTCGCGTGACAATCGCCGCTATCCGCGAGGGCATTGCTACGAACCTGAGAACCATCTCCGGCTTGAGAGTCTTTGAGGAGATTCCAGACCAGCTCTCACCGCCGGCCGCAGTTGTCTCACTCAATTCGATTGACTACCATCAAGCGTTTTCGGGTGGGCTAAACATCTACCGCTTCACCGTTCGGGTTGTCGTGGGTCGTGCGGCGGAGCGTCAGGCGCAACGCTACCTCGACCTTTATGCCGAGCCGGACGGAGCCTCGAGTGTTCGGGGTGCGATAGAATCTAATAGAACTCTGAGCGGTGCGTGCCAAGACGTTATTGTCGAAGCAATGCCGAACATCGGTTCAATAACTGTAAACGAGAACGAATACTTAGCAGGGGAATGGACTGTCACCTGCTATGCCTAAGGAGCTAATTTGAGCAAGTATGTTGTGACCGGTAATACCGTCACGTTTAACTCTGTCGACATTTCAGGTTCCGTCGCACGAGCTGAATTGGTGGTGTCTGCGGCAAGCGTGGACGTAACTGATTTTGCCAGCGGTGGATTCGTGGAGCTAGTGGGGGGCCTGAAGTCAGGAACCGTTTCACTGGACTTCCACTCTGACTATGGCGCAGGGGGACTATCCCAGACAATCACCGACGACCTAGTAGGAACCATCGGAACTGTCACCATCATCGCAGGTAACGGAACGGCCGCTTCAACAGCCACGCCGCTTTTTTCTGCCACCTGCCTCATCGAATCTGTAACTCCCGTTTCGGGGGCCGTAGGCGACCTCTCCACATGGAGCGTTAGCTGGCCCACCACCGGTGAGATTACTAAGAGCGAGTCCTAGGAATAAGCCGTGAAAATTAACCTACAACTAACCTTCGACGGAGGCGAGACTCGCGACATTGTTTGCAATGCCGCGGACATGGTCGCCTTCGAAGATAAGTACGGCGTCTCAGTAGCCAACCTGAGTTCCGACCCAAAGATGAGCTACATGCTCTTCTTGGCTTGGCACTCAGAGAAGCGAACTGGGGCAACCAAAGACTCGTTTGAAAAATGGCTCGAGTCGATTGACATGGTAGGACCGAGTAACTCCGACCCAAAATAACTGGGTTGGGGGACTCGTCCGCCCACTGGTTCATCGCTGGACTCGCAGTCGAAACAGGTATTGCTCCGAGCGTGCTAATGCAGGAATCCGAGAGGATGCTCTGGACCATGCACCGCTGGCTGGTAGCTAAGAACCTACCGCCTAAATAGAGAAGGCCCTCCCTCCGGGGAGGGTTTTTTCTTGCCAAAAAATTTTTCAAAAAACTTTACAAAAATGCTTGCTTGTTGTTTCTTGTTGTGTATAGTTGTAACTACCACAAGGAAAGGAAACACCAAATGGACACCAACAACATGACTTACGCAGAAATCGTCGACCAGCTACACAACCTAGACGCGCTAGTTCGTCGCCTAGAGCGCGAGACTGAAGGCGACTGGAGGGTATGTAACAGCAAACGCCAGATGGCAATGAAGGGCGCAGTAAACAGCAGAATCCGTGAACTCAACGAGGCAATCAACTACAACTACTACAAGTGGGACTGGTCACCACAGCCAATCAACGAGTTGGACGACATCAACTTTGTCAAGGCTTGCGCTCACTACATTTCCCCAGAAGAGCAGGCAGAGATTGACGCCGAGAGGAACTACGAGATGCTAGCCGCTTTCGGACCCGGCGAGACCGTAGTCAACATCCTCACTGGCGAGAAGACTTACCTCTAAGCCTCAACCAGAGACCCTCCCTTCGGGGAGGGTTTTCTCGTTGGTAGAATTGAGAGATAAGGAGTGCCATGCAAAAAAGCAAACTAATCGGCAGTGCCGAGACGATGCGTGAGCTGAAGTACTACCGGGAAAAGGGCCTCCAGAACCAGTTCAAGAAAAGCTTGAACTCCGAGCTAGAACCAATTCTTAAGCCGATTGAAGGCGAAATAAATTCGTCAGTTACTTCCAGTCTGAAGAACCGAATGCGTGGAATGTTCCATGAAGGTCGCACCGGCTGGTCTGGCGTAGCAATAACTGTCAAGACAAGCCTGAGGCCAAACGACCTAATCTTCATCGAGGGTAAAGGTCGCAGTGGTGGGCTTGACACTCAGGTTGGTTTCGAGTACGCCGAGCTTGCTGGCATAAATCGCCGGCCTCCTCGTCCGGTGTCTAAGGGGTGGGGAAGCACTACCGCTGGCTATCACTCCTACATCTACAATGGACAGGGAAGGGTTTTCAGCGAACGTCTCACGCAAACCTACGGCAGACCGGGTCGCTTCCTCTGGAAGAGGGTCATGAACCGTAAGAACATGATTGAGCTAAAGGTCCTGAAGGTCGCAGAGCTTTACAACATGAAGGTCAACAAAAAGCTAGCCACCCAAGTAGGCGAGACACGAATGAGGGTTAACTAATGGCAATCAAAATTCGGATTGTTTCCGAGTTCGACAAGCGCGGAATCAAGCAAGCCGAACAACAGCTCGGAGGTTTGGCTAAGGCCGCAGGTGTTGCACTTGCCGCAGTGGGTGCGGCTATGGCTACCGTGGCCGTCAAGTCCGTGCAAGAGTTCTCTAAGTTCGACGCGGCCCTCACCCAGTCCAAAGCCATCATGGGTGACCTCACTAAGACCATGGAAGAGGACATGGCGAATGCGGCTCGTGAAGTTGCCAAGGCCACGACCTTCAGTGCCGAAGAAGCAGCCCAGTCATTCTTCTATCTAGCGTCTGCTGGTTTGGACGCCGAAGCTTCGGTAGCCGCCCTGCCTCGAGTAGCGCAGTTCGCGCAAGCTGGAATGTTCGACATGAGTCGAGCAACCGACTTGCTCACCGACGCGCAGAGCGCACTGGGTCTAACTATTCGCGACGACGCAGTCGCAAACATGGAGAACATGATAAAGGTCTCGGACGTTTTGGTCCGGGCAAACACCTTGTCGAACGCAACCGTCGAGCAGTTCTCCACATCGTTGACCACCAAGGCCGGACCTGCCCTCCGTACTTTGGGCAAGGACATGGAAGAAGGTATCGCGGTTCTTGCCGCGTTCGCCGACCAAGGCATCAAGGGCGAAGAGGCCGGTACTCAGCTCTCCATCGTTCTTCGTGACCTCTCGACCAAGGCAATCAAAAACAAAGAAGACTTCGCCGAGTTCGGAGTCTCTGTATTCGATGCTAACGGTGAGATGCGAAACCTTGGCGACATTGTTGCCAACCTTGAGACAGCTCTCGACGGAATGTCGGACGAAACATCCAAGGCTACATTGCTACAAATGGGCTTCGCAGACCGCTCGGTCCAGTCGATTCTTGCCCTACTTGGAACCTCAGACGCCATCAAGGAGTACGAGAAAAATCTTCGGTCGGCTTCTGGCTTTACCGACGAGGTGGCCAACAAGCAACTGGATACCTTCAACTCGCAGTTGAAGCTTCTACAGTCTGCATTCATCGACGTTGCCATCGAAATTGGTGAGCAACTAACGCCTTACCTCAGAGACCTCATCCCGGTACTTCAGGAATTACTACCCGTCATCGGGGACAAGATTGTCGAGGCCGTCAAGAAGGTCGACTGGGCCGGTCTAATCGAAGACATTGCAAACTTCATTACTCTTGTTGTCGACAACATCGACCAGATTATTGCCTTCGCTAAGGGCCTAGGAATTGCGGCCGCGGCCATTATTGCCTTCTACGCTCAAGTCAAGATTGCAACATTCTTTACCACCGGGTTCACTATTGCCCTCCAGCGCAACCCTTTGATTGCGTTTGCTACTGCGCTAGCAGTTGTGGGAATCAGTCTGGCCGAGTACTCGAGGGAAGTTTACGGTTCAAAGATTGACACTGAAGGGCTGACGGAAGCGCAGGCGGATAACGCTCGCAAGCTCGAAGACCTGCGTCGCTTACAAGACCAGTACCGCTATGCGCTGGAGAACAGCAACGCGTCAAACCGCAAGCTAGCAGAAGACGGCTTGCAGGCAGTCACGGACAGCATTGCTCGAGTCGA